CCAAGGATTTTTCAAAAGAAGCCTTATTCACTCATGCGTAGCGACAGATGAGAATTGCGATAAAAATGGTTGGCCAATATGGTGTCCGATGCCCTTTGACCCCCTAACAGGAGGCTCCGCTGGCCTATCTTATGTTATGGGGATAGACCCGGCATCAGAACAAGACAACTTTGCTATTATTATTTTAGAACTTCGCCCTGAACACCAAAGGATTGTTTACTCATGGAGTACAAATAAAAAAGACTTTCAGGGAAGACAAAAGTTTGGCCTAACTGATAGCCATGACTACTATAGCTTTTGTTCTAGAAAGATTCGTGACCTATTGAAAGTTTTCCCGTGTCCTCGTATTGGCATTGACTCTCAGGGAGGGGGCTATACAATTGCAGAATCTTTAAGAGACTTAGACAAGGTTCGAGAAGGAGAAAGACCAATATATGAAATAATTGAAGAAGGAAAATCCAAAGAAACGGACGACTTAGCCGGAGACCATATTTTAGAGCTTATTAATTTTGCCAGTGCTTCTTGGACAGCTCAGGCCAATCACGGACTACGGAAGGATCTAGAAGATAAGGCATTGCTATTTCCAAGGTTTGACACATTAACATTAAGCCTTATGACAGAAAAAGATAAAATATTTTTTAACGAAATAAAGCAAAAGACAGGAGAAACAGATGCCCTACGACTCTATGATACTCTAGAGGATGCAGTTATGGAGATGGAAGAACTTAAGGACGAGCTATCGAACATAGTGATAAGCAAAACTCCCTCCGGCAGAGAAAGATGGGACACACCAGAAGTTAAACTAGCCACAGGAAAGAAGGGAAGAATGAGGAAAGATAGATATAGCGCTTTAGTTATAGCAAATATGATAGCTAGAACAATACATAGGGAGCTTCCTCCTCCAACCTATCAGTCCATAGGAAGAATTGCTGGAAAAACAGGAGACGGGGCAGCCACCAAGGATATGTACATGGGGCCAGAGTGGGCCAAGGGGATCAACGACGGAACATGCTTTGCAATCCGAAGGAAACATTAACCATTGGTGTAAAGATAATAGGTATTGTTTTTAACTTCAATGCTCACTGGAGAAAATGGTGGCAAAAAGAAAATATCCTCGCAGTAAAGATATAGCGTTCCCAGAAGGGAGCGCTTATGTAAGCTGGGATTCCGGAGATCCCAAGGACCTAAGCCGAGCCCTTGCAGCCTATAGCGAGGCGGTTCCAGAATTTAGCTCTGCAAGCCTAGGTTCTCGCACGAGAGATTTTTCTGATTTAACCACCAAGTTAAGCGGACGCCCCGGTCTGGGACAAGCTGACTTTGATTGGTTCCGTCCGGGAAATGCGGTCCCGCAAAAGCCAAAGGACATTATTGCCTTTGCTCGTGCCGCGTATCGTAGAATTGGTCTTATTCGTAATGCCATAGATCTTATGGGTGATTTTGCTTGCCAAGGCATTCGCTTAGTGCATCAAAATCCTAGGATAGAAAAGTTTTATAACGATTGGTTTAATCGTGTTAAAGGAAAATTTGTATCAGAAAGGGTCTGCAATCTTTTATTCAGAGAAGCCAATGTTCCAATAAGAATGAAGACTGCCAAGCTCAGTAAACAAAAACGACTTGAAATGCAAAAGTCTATTGCGTCGCCAGACATGCAGGCCATTATTAACAATAAAGACTTCCAAAAAGGAGAACTTCCTTGGCAGTATATTTTTCTTGATCCCCTTTTGATAGATGTCGTAGGGGGCTCTCTCTCAAATATGATTGGGACAAAGCTCTACAAAATGAAGCTCCCCAACGGAGTGAGAAGAGAGTTAAGAAAGATACAAAATAGCGGAAATACACTAGAAAGATCTCTATTGTCTCAGATTCCTGACGAGATTCTGAGTTCAGCAGAAACCCAAAAGGGAGTTTTGCTTCCTCCTGACAAAACATTCTTTTTGCATTACAAAAAGGACGATTGGCAAGAATGGGCTGATCCCATGACCTATGCCTGCTTCAAGGACCTTCTTTTATACGAGAAGCTTAAGCTGGCCGATCAGGCCGCCCTAGACGGAGCTATATCCAAAATTCGAGTTTGGAAGCTGGGAAGCTTGGAGCACAAATTGGCTCCCACCTCTACAGCCGCAGCAGCTTTGGGTGAAATATTAGGAACCAATGTGGGAGGGGGCACCATTGATATAGTGTGGGGCCCAGATATTGAGTTGGTAGAAACTGGGACAGACGTGCAAAGGTTTTTAGGGGAAGAGAAGTACAAGCCTACCCTAATGGCTATATATGCTTGTCTTGGGATTCCTCCCACTCTTACAGGAACATTTGGCGCTGCCGGAACGACAAATAATTTTATATCGCTCAAAACCCTTACTGAGAGACTAAATTATGTAAGAAACATTCTGGTGGATTTTTGGTCCCAACAAACCAAAATTGTCCAAGAAGCAATGGGATTCCGTTTCTGCCCCAAGGTAGAGTTCGACTTTATGTACTTAGATGACCCAGCCGCCATGACCCAGCTAATGATAAACTTGGCAGATCGAAACATTATCAGCGATGAGCTTGTTCAGAGAAATATTAAAGCCCAGCCAGATATCGAAAGAAAGAGACTTGCTAACGAAAGAAAGAGAAGGGATGGTCGATCTATGTCTGAAAAGATTAGTCCTTATCATGCCGTAGACAAAGAGTTCTCCTTAGAAAAGGTTGCTCTCCAAACGGGGGTTGTTTCTCCGAGTCAGGTTGGCTTGAAGCTTGAAGATAAAGATGGGGACAAGTCAGCCTTAGAGATGCGCCAAAAGAAAGAATCTCCGCAGAATAAGCAACGAGAGCTTCCTCCCGATCAAGATGTAGACACAAAAGAGAAGCCCGGACGCCCTAAGAATTCACGGGACATGACCCCAAGAGAAAAAAGAACCTTTAAGCCTAGAAGAAGAGCCTCTCTGGAACTATGGGCTAAGGAAGCTCAGGAAAAGATATCCGAACTTATTAATCCGGCAATTTTAGCTCAGTTTGATAAGAAGAACATGAGAAGTCTCACATCAGAAGAATCAGCGGAAGCTGAGAGAATAAAATTTGAAATACTTTGTAGTCTTGATTCAGAGGATGAGATTGGCGATACCTCTATTGCTGCCGCTGTTAACTCCGCCTCGATACCTCCGGACGCCCACAATGAGTGTGAAATTTGGATTTCTGAGGCCGCTAGCGAGATAGGGCGACGACTTACGGTAGAAGAGATTAGAAACCTAAGAGCTTCGTTTTATGTTTATTATCAAGAGAATTATCTATAAGCCAATGTTTGGTGTAATGTATTCCGAAAGGTGATGCATGAATAATATTACTGTTTTTAATTCTGAAAAAGAAGCTGGCCTTGAAAAACAAATCAAGGGACAGACTTCTTTAGCTTATGTATCACAGCTATGTCCCGCCTATCCGGAAACAAAAAATCCGGAATTAAACCAAATTATTTCGTCTGCTCACCAAAAAACATCTTATAAGGATGTTATGGAGACCATTCGAGCCCAAGCTGGCCATCAGGACACTGATGTTTATCAGACCTTTTCAATTTTAGTCAGCACTGCTTGGAACAAAAATGATGATGTTTTTAATAGTCAAGAGGTGTGGGCAGCTAGAGAAACACCTAAATATAAGCCCGCCAACTTAGAACACGATGAAAAACAAATAGTTGGAGGGATTATAGGTAGCTGGCCGGTAGACGCTAACTTTAGTCTTGTTGACGATAGTGTTAGTGCAAACGACTTACCGGGCCTTTACCATCTGTTAGTTTCTTCTGTTATTTATAGACAATGGCAAGATCCCGAATATCAGGCTAGAGCAGAAGATCTTATAGCGAAAATAGAAAACGGGGAAATGTTTGTGTCGATGGAATGTGTCTTTCGAGGCTTTGATTATGCTGTTGTAACCCCAAGCAACGAAAATCATATCATCGCCAGAAACGAAGAGACATCCTTTCTCACAAAGCATTTGCGATCCTATGGAGGCAATGGAGATTATCAAGATCATAAAGTCGGAAGACTGCTTAGGAATATAACATTTTCCGGAAAGGGCTTTGTCGAGAGGCCCGCAAATCCGGACAGCATTATATTTGATAGCAACCATATCTTTAATTTCTCAAACGCCTCTGTTGCGAAAAACTTGTTTTCTGACACCGATGGTGTATTTGTTAGCGTAGAAGAAGAATTATTTTCCAGCAAAGAAAAACAGGAGAATTTAAATATGTCTACTGATATTTTGAACAGTCAGATCGCGGAGCTTAAACAAGCTCTTGCTGACGTTCAGGCTGAAAATAAGGAGCTTACTGAAAAGCTTTCCAAGGCAAACGTTGCAGGTTGGGACAAACAGATCTCGGAGCTTACCGAAACGGTAGACGCTTTGGGTGAGGCCCTTCGTAATGTCAATGAAGACTTGGAAACAGAAGCTTCTAAATCAGAGGAGCTGGAAGCAAAGCTTACAGCGGAGACTGAAGCCAGAACGAAGGCAGAAGACCTGATTCAATCCATGGAACAAGAAAAAGCCAAGGCCGAAAGAATGGCTGCGCTTATTGAAGTTGGCCTTTCTGAAGAAGAGGCTGCTGCAAAGATCGACATTTTTGACGGTTTGAGCGATGAGCAATTTGCGGCAATGGCGGAAACCTTGAAGTCCGCTTACAAGCGTAAGGCTGCTGACGACGAAGACGAAGATGAAGGCAACCCCTTCAAAAAGAAGAAGAAAGATAGCAAGGCCGAAGTTAATACGGATGCCGAGCAATCTGACTCAGAAGATCACGAAGAGGCTTCTGAAATTGACGAAGAGGTGCTTGAAACAGCTTCTGCCGAGGAAACAATTGACATGTCAGTTGCTTCCGAAGAGGTAGAGGATGGGTCAGATCATGTTCGTGCCAATCTTCGTGAGTGGGTTAATACTTACGTTCTTAATCAAGAATTAGGAGAATAAAACAAAATGGCACTTAAACCAGATAGAAATGAACACCTCACAGATCTTAGTTTCTTCATGAATGAGACTGGTGAAAGAGGTAAAATTGTATTTTATGACACGGCACAGGCGGGCTCTGGCTCTGCAATGGATTCCTCTAATCAGAGGGTTGTCAATGGCACGGGCGCCCCGGCACTGGCAGCGTCGTATCTAAATCGAGCGGCTGGCATCTTACTCAATGATGTCGTAAACCTAGACCTTACTCGACAGCACCTTAATTTCCAGAAGGACGAAGTCCAACTGGGAAGTAAAGTCCTGCTGTTGAAGCGTGGTTTTGTTGTTACCAACGCCATTTCCGGAACTCCAACGGCGTCAGACATTGGCCTCCCGCTTTATGTCACTGGCGATGGATTTTTGGGAGCCCATGCTGTTGGTAACGGTGGACCAAGAGTTGGTCGTTTGCTGTCCATTAAAGATGAAGATGGATACGCTAAGGTCGATATCGACGTTACTTGGTAATTAATTAATAAAACTTAGGAGATAAGCAAAATGGCTAACAAAAAGTTTTTTGAGCCAACTCCCGAAATGAACGAACTGCTCGTAAGAGCTGGATCGCTTCAAAGGGAGGAGTCTCTCTCCGCGACAGCCGAGCTTGCAAAAGCCCTTGAGCTGCCACTCCGCAAAGGGGTTATGAGCGGAAATATTCTAGACGGTATCTTTGAAGCCATCCGTCTTGAATCGGGTAGTACCAGCGAATTCCCTTTGGATTTCCTTGCTCCCGGAACTGAGAAAGATTTCGTAGCATATACTATTCCTAACCACGGACGCATTCCAGAGAGACACGTTGAAGGCGACTATGTCATGGTTCCTACCTATGACGTTGGTGCTTCTATAGACTGGCTCTTGAAGTATGCTCGTGACGCTAGATGGGATATCGTGGGTCGCGCTATGGGTGTTATGGAAAGTCAGTTCGTCAAGAAGGCGAACGATGACGGCTGGCACACAATTATAAGTGCTGGCGTTGATCGTAATATTATGGTTTACGACGCCGACGCCGCTTCTGGCGTTTTCTCAAAGCGACTTGTTTCATTAATGAAGACAGTTATGCGTCGAAACGGTGGGGGCAACAGCACCTCCATCAATCGGGGTGAACTGACAGATCTGTACTTGAGTCCAGAAGGAATCGAAGACATCCGCAATTGGGGTGTTGATGAGGTTGATCCCGTCACCCGACGTGAACTCATCACCCAAGAGGGTGGCCTCCTTATTCGAATTTTCCAAGTTAATCTCCATGATTTGGATGAGCTTGGTGAAGGTCAAGAGTACGAGAACTTCTATACGAGCGACCTAAGCGGTAGTTTGCCTGCTGGCGATAACGAAATTCTCGTCGGTTTAGATCTTCGCATGGGCGACAGCTTTGTACACCCGATTCGTGAAGACGTTCAGATTTTTGAGGACGACACCATGCATCGACAGAGACGCGCAGGTCTTTATGGATGGGCTGAGCACGGTTTTGCCGTTCTAGACAACAGACGAGTGCTTCTTGGTTCATTCTAAGATTACTTTTCTGTGATTTAAAAAAATTAAGCCGTCTTTAGTGATCCTTAATACGTGGTATTGCTAAAGGCGGTTTTTTTCAATATAGTAGACCGAAAGGACGAGATAATGACAAAAAAGATTATGCTTATTTTCGCGTCTTTGCTGATTGCCTTTTCTTTACAGGCAAGAGCAGACGAAGAACTCTACAATAAGCTTCAAGATATATCTGTTACCGTAAAGTCAGGATTTAGCGAGGGCTCTGGCGTAATTATAACTAGAGACGTGAGGGTCGGCCCGAACAAGACAGAAAAAATTAATTTCGTTTGGACTGCCGGGCACGTTATTGACAACCTTAGATCTGTAAGAACCATTATCCAAGATGGGCAGCAAGTAAGGGTAGTTGAGTTTAAAGACGCCCAAATTGTTAAAGAACTGGTGGAGAACGGTCGTCGGGTAGGAGAACTAAAAATGGACGCTAAGGTTCTAAAGTATAGTTCTGCTAGCGACGGAGAAGACCTTGCCCTTCTTATGGTTAGGAAAAGAGATTTTATCCAGCAAAATGCAGACTTTTATAACCCAGATTCGCCGGTTGCCATTGGGACAGAGCTTTACCACGTTGGCTCTCTCTTGGGACAGCAAGGTTCCAATTCCATGACACGGGGCATTATATCTCAAGTAGGTAGGGTACTGAACTTGGGTAACGGAGACGGTGTTGTTTTTGATCAAACCACAGTGACGGCATTTCCGGGTAGCTCCGGAGGGGGCGTTTTCCTCTCAGAAAGATCTAAAGACCATAGGGGAGAGTACGTTGGGATGCTTGTGCGAGGGGCAGGAGAAACGTTTAACCTAATTGTGCCGGTCCGAAGAATGAGGGAGTGGGCTGAAAAGGGCGATATTTCTTGGGCTATTGATACAAATGTTGAAGTGCCAACCCTAGAAGATATTCTCAGCCTTCAAATAGAAGGGGGCAGTTCCAATAAAAAAGATGGAGAAGAGAAAGCTCTTTCTCCAGACGCCATTACTTTCCCAACTTTGATTGGAGGCAAAAAAGAGGCACTGCCAAAGGCTTCCGAATAATTACAGGAGAAAAAGATGTCTGCAATGTCACACTATTTGGAGTCCGGAATAATAGGGCACCTCTTTAAGGAGATTACCTTTTCCTCTCCTACGGGTATATATATAGGTTTAGTTGGAAACTATAGCTCAGGATCTCTTGAGAGCGGTAGCTTTAGTCAGGAGCTTAGTGGGGGTTCTTACGCTAGGGTTTCTGGAGGTCCCGGAACTGCTTTCTGGGCACCCCCCGCCACCACTGGCCAGACGAATAATTTTCAAGAGTTTGCATTTCCTACGGCTACTTCTGACTGGGGATACGTTTCTGGGGTATTTATTGCTGATGCAGAAGGCGCTGAGGCGAACATATTGATTTATGGACAGCTTACAACAGCAAAAAATGTCACTACCGGAGATACCTTTTCTTTTGCTAGCGGAGACCTCGATATATTCTTTAAATAAAATTAGAGGGGCCGTTTGACAATGATATTTGTAAGAGACAGGGTAAAGCAAGGAACGACCACAACAGGGGCGGGAACAGTAACTCTTGACAGTTCCTTCGCGGGTTATCAGAATTTTTCTGTTCTGGACAATGGATCTCAAACCTATTACGCTATAGAAGAATCCTCCAATTGGGAAGTTGGCATAGGAACCTATAGTTCAAATACTTTGACTAGGGACACTGTTCTTGCGGGCGCTAGTGGGGATGGCACTCCCATCTATCTTTCTGGAAGCGCTACTATCTTTATAACATACCCTTCCAGCGGAGCCGTTTTTACTAGTGGGAATGTGGTCTCTTTGACTGGAATAAACCTTGGGGTAAGCGGGGTAGCTTTCAATGATGATACAACCCAAGGAACCGCGTTCTCTTATGCTAGTGGCGTCCAGATTGACCTGAATGACAGTCGCATTTCGACTATCGAGACTACCGGCGTTGCGCTGACAGGCTCGGTTTCGGCTCTTGCTGCATCTGGCGTGGGCTACAGCAGCCGCATTTCGACTATCGAAACTACCGGGGTTGCTCTGAGTGGCTCCGCTTCGGCCCTTGCGGCATCTGGGGTGACTTATTACACAGGCATTTACAACACATCGGGGCAGCTAAGAACCGACCTTATTGCCACGGGCAACGCTTTGGAATCTTCGAGCTTTTCCGCATCGAGCGGTGCAAGAGTTGACCTGAATGACAGTCGCATTTCGACTATCGAGACTACCGGCGTTGCGCTGACAGGCTCGGTTTCGGCTCTTGCGGCATCTGGCGTGGGCTACAGCAGTCGCATTTCGACTATCGAGACTACCGGCGTTGCTCTGAGTGGCTCCGCTTCGGCCCTTGCGGTATCTGGCGTGGGCTACAGCAGTCGCATTTCGACTATCGAGACTACCGGCGTTGCTCTGAGTGGCTCCGCTTCGGCCCTTGCGGTATCTGGCGTGGGCTACAGCAGCCGCATTTCGACTATCGAAACTACCGGGGTTGCTCTGACCGGTTCGGTTTCGGCTCTTGCGGCATCTGGCGTAACTTATTACACGGGCATTTATAACACATCGGGGCAGCTAAGGACTGACCTTATTGCCACGGGCAACGCTTTGGAATCTTCGAGCTTTTCCGCATCGAGCGGCGCAAAGGTTGACCTAAATACGAGCCGTGTTACGACAATCATGACCACCGGGGTTGCGTTGACCGGTTCGGCTTCGGCCCTTGCGGCGTCTGGCGTGGGCTACAGCAGTCGCATTTCGACTATCGAGACTACCGGCGTTGCTCTGAGTGGCTCCGCTTCGGCCCTTGCAGCCTCTGGCGTGGGCTACAGCAGCCGTATTTCGACCATCGAGACCAGCGGGCTTGCGACCATAAGTAGCAACCTGACCACCGTAATGTCCACGGGAGTTGGCATCATTGACACCAACCTGAAGGTCGTCATGAATTCGGGTATCCCGACTATCAACACCAATCTAAACGCTGTTATGCAGACTGGCGAAGTTATGCCCGGTGCTAGCGGCCTTACCTTGGGCGTAGTAGATACCAACCTGAAAACCGTGATGACTACAGGTGTCTCGACTATCGACACAAACCTGAAGGTCGTCATGAATTCGGGTATCCCGACTATCGATACCAACCTCAACGCGGTTATGCAAAGCGGTGGATCAGGAGTACCAGCGCTAATCTCTGGGGCAGGAGGGGCTAAAAAGACATTTGACCTTTCCACCGGATCAACATTTACGCATACCTTGGATGCAAATACCACATTCTATTTGGCAAACGTTACCCAAGGCCAGAAGTTTGTACTAAGAACCGAGCAAGATTCGGGAGGCACCAATTCGGTAACATGGGGATTTGGAGATGGAACCAACGGGGTAATTAAGTGGGCAGAAGGAGGCACCGTGCCTACCGGAACATATTACGGGGGCAAAGCAGACGCATATGGATTCATAGCAATTGCGACAGGACTATACGATGGCTTTATTATAGGATCAAATATATAATGACGCAGTATTCAAGACCAGATAACGATAAGGTAGATGGTAGTTGGGAGAATCAGGCCGGTAGCGCGACCAATATGTATGCAAGCATTAATCTTGCCTCAGAAGATGATAGCAAATACATCAAAGACCCAAGTAACATGGGCTCTCCTAATACTTGTGAATTTTATTTAGACGACGTTACAGATCCCGGCGGAGCATCAAGCTCATGGGCTTCGCTACCAGTGCTTAAAATCAGAAATAAGGAAGGCGGCGGGATGGGTAACACTACTCAGCTCGATGTAGTTCTCTTTCAAGACTCAACCACAATAAGGACTTTTACCCCCCACAATCCAACCACTAGCATTGACGACACCCCGATAGGAACCCTCACAACCACCCAAGCAGACAGTCTTACTGCAACGGATGGAGACTTTCAGAATCTTTATCTACGCATAACTGGACTTGATGCCATGGGGGCCGGGGCCTCAATTTTTATATACAGGGTTTGGATTGAGTTCCCTGACGCCCCTGCTCCTGCCGCCGCTGCACAAAATGGGTCAGCCTTTATGTTATTTTTAGACACTTAAGTTTCGGAGATACCCAACCAATGTCTTTCGGAATAATCCCCATTGCTTCTGGTCCTCTATCTTCTCTGGGAGTTACCTCAATAAGTGCTACTTCAGCATTGGAGGTAATTGCTACCCTAGTAGCTGATGGCGTTATTTCTTCTGCGGCAGTAGCAAGCATTGATGCCGTTGCCATACTAGAAGCAGACGGAACTCTTACTTTAGGAGGGGCAAAGGCAGAACTGAATGTCATCGCTAGCATTTTAGCAACCTCCACAGTCAGGGGCTCGGACGGTGAGATTTTTATATGGACAGCCCCTGCTCGGCCTACCACATGGAGTTTCTCTGAGGCATACAATGGAGATAAATTAATTTGGGTTATTCCAACAGGAGTGGGGGCTAGTACATGGGTATTGCCAAAATAATTGGTGTATTTTGTAGTGAGAGTGCACACAATGAAAGGTAAAAAATGGGTATTTTATCTAACCAGAGACTGGTAAAACAGCCAACTGAAACTAGAAAATTCGGAATGGAATTCAACAGCCTTCTCGGAACGTCCGAGACGATTGCCGGAATAACAAGTGCTAATTCAGAAAAAATAGACGGGGATTCTTCTGACCTTACCATATCAACAACGGGCATTGAAACATCTACTGTAAGCAGCAAGAATAGTCTCGTTACTTTTTGGATTGCAGGAGGTACGACTGGCAATACTTATAGATTAGAAATATTAGTCAATACTTCTTCTAGCGCTATTCTAGAGGGAGACGGAATCCTTTATGTAACGGATAGATAATATGAGCTGGCAAAATACAAGTCTATTAATGTTAAGAACAATGCTAAATGACGCTGGCGTAAGCGAAATGCGATACAGTACGCAACGACTGGAAGAACTACTTATTACAAGTGCCTACTTTTTACCTTTAGAAATAAACTTTAATTCCATCTATACTGTGGACGTTAGCGCATATACAATTACTCCTGATCCCGGAGGTAGCTCTCCCACTGCGGATGGAGACGAATTTATATCATTTATGGTGCTTAAGGCTGCATGCATAGCAGATGAAGGCAATTTTAGAAACGCTGCCCTCCTACAGGGTGTCAATGCTCGCGTTGGACCAGCGCACATAAATACGTCAGCATACGGCTCTCACCTAACAACCCTTCTGACAGAAGGTCCCTGCAAGGCTTTTCAGGAGCTTAGAAGCGAATATAACTTTAGTTATGAAGGAAAGAAGATTATACGGGCGGTAATGTCTCCCTTTGCTGCTAATAAGTTTGATCCCCGAAGTATGCTGGGGGGTGTGGGAGAAGGAGATTTACAAAATCCAATCCGTAACAGAGGCGGATATTAATTTAAAGAGGTGATAAAATGGTAATGATTTTTCAGCCGAAAGGCGCTGGGACTACCCACAAAGAGGGAACCGTATTGGTACAGGCCCCGCGCGCTGCCGGAACAGGTATTCTCGGAGATACCTCTTGGGGTTGGTATGGTTCCGATTATACGATTGATACATATGTTTCAAATCTCCCCACAACCGGATCAATTGACGCAAATTACAGCACCAGATTTACTGGATGTCCTCCCTGTCAGTCCCAGTGCGGCCCTTGCTAAATAAAGTATAATGGCTAAAAACTATTTTGCAGGAATAATAAACAGTGACCTCAAAAATCTTTATAATGATGCGATAAAAGCGTTGTTAGAAGATAGCGGGGCTACTGTACCCTGTACTTTGTATTACGGAATTACAAAATGGGAAAGCTGCGATAATTGTTTGTATGATCCTATTGGCAGGAAGTCATCAAACCGATTTCAAGACGGGGGGTCTGTTCCTTTTCCCTTTGGGGGGGTTTGTCCTGTTTGTAACGGAGACGGAAAGCGTCCCGTAATAAAAACAGAAAGCATATATTTAGCTGTTATTTTTGATTATAAACAGTTTTTAAATATGTCTGCTCCAGTTAACAATCCGGACGGCACCATTCAAACCATTGGCAAGAAAGAAGCTACCCCAAAGATGAAAAGAGCAAAAGAAATTCAGGTAGCTACAGATATTGCTGCGTATGCAGACCATCGCTTTCAGAGAATTTCCGAACCAGAGCCCGTTGGTTTTGGCAACAGCGAATTTGTTATATGTAATTGGAAGAGGGTAATGTAATGCCACGAATTCCACTAATTGCTAATATCAAGCTAGATCAGGATTTTGCTTCTAAGTTCCATAAAGATATTATCAGAGAGGTCAACGAAAAGCTTTTCAGTGCCATTCCTCTTGCGGTTAACAAAATAAAACAGAAGCTGGGGAATTCCATTCGGGCTAGAATTATGTCATCCCCAGAATATGCTGCTATTTCTGGAGGAAGATTTCGCGGAGAGCTTGGACTTCCCGATGGGGCGATGAGAATAAATGCTATCATTGAAAGATGGGCAGAGAGCGTTTCGGTAGCATACGTCAAGGGCAAAGGGGGAAGCTTAGGAACGATAGACATAGGCATATTGCAGTCTGATTGGCAAGACGTTTTAGCTATGGGGGAGGCCGTTCTTACATATTCGTCCAGAAAAGGAGCTAAAGCCTTAGAGTGGCTACGCTGGCTACTTAAGGAAGGCAATGCTGTTATAGTGTCTCAATATGATTTTGCCTTCAAGTCAACAAGAAGCAGCCGTACAGGGCTTGGAATTATGGTTAAGAAAAGAGGTGGTGGCTGGAAGGTTCCTTCTCAATATGCAGGAACTGACGATGATAACTTTGCCACACGGGCGCTTGCCGATATAGCGGGCGATATAGACATAGTAGTGCGGAGGGAGTTGACAAAGGTAATATAAAATGGGTTGCGAACCATATACAAAATTTAATAAAGTTTCTCAGATAGGGGAAAGTCTATTAAGTTCTGAAATAGAAAATAACCTCAAATGGTTTTTAGACTGGTCTTTCCTTGGAATAGGCGGATGGAGCAATGTAGAAATACCCACTTCCGGGGCCTTTGGAGGTAATTTTAATACCTTGAGGCTTGTTAGCGACCCATCCTATACAGATGGTCAAGTGTGGGAAGGAGCAAGAAAGGACTGGGTGTGGGAAACAGGAAGTTCCTATTCAGGTTATGACCCAATACAGATTTCCGGTGTATATATCAATGACACTCTTTATGCTACCGGAGACGCTACATATGGGCATCACTATAATTATCCTCTTGGGAGGGTAGTTTTTGATAGTGCTATTGCAACTACCTCGAATGTTCAGGTTGCACATAGCTATAGGAATGTTCAAGTATATGTGGCAGATCAGGCCCCTTGGTGGGACGAACTTCAATACAATTCATTAAGAGTAGATGACAGCACATATAGTATGACGGGTTCAGGTTCTTGGGGAGTGTTGGCAAACAATCGTGTTCAAATGCCAGCAGTAGTCCTTGAAGTCGTTCCTAGGCGGAGATTTGTCCCTTATCAACTAGGGGACACTTCACAATTTGTTCAGCAAGATATTGTATTTCACGTTTTGGGAGAGTCTAGATGGTGGAGAAATCAGCTTGTTGATATATTATCTTATCAAATAGACAGCCAAATATGGTTGTTTGATACAGATACCTTAATAACTAGCGGCGTATATCCCTTAGACTATAGAGGCATGAAAGTAGGCTCTCCGTTAAACTATGACAATGTTGTAACAACCCCGCAGTATAGATACCTTTTGGCTAGAGTTATTGACATGAATATTACAGAAATGGAATCTCATGACCCACGACTCCACGAAGGCACCGTAAGGGCCACCGTAGAGATCGTTTTAAGTTAATTTGCCCCCAAATGGTGTATTATTTATGCGGAAACTTAAATTCACTAAAACAATTTAGGAGACGTTTAAATGGCTAATAATAGAGTCTATTACGCAATTCAGCAAGTTTCCTTCACCAAAAATAGCTCAGGTTATGCTTCAACGGCAGAAGGTACGCGCACTGTAGCACACGGTGTTCAGTCTGTGGGCCTGACGACTACGTTCAATTTAGAGCAAGTATTTGAACTTGGTCAACTTGCTATTTATGAAAATATTGAAGGAACTCCTGACATTGAAGTGACAATGACAAAGGTGCTGGATGGCTACATTCCCCTTTGGTGCCTTGCCACATCTGATCAAACCGATGGTCCTCAGCTTGCAAAAAGATGTACGTCAGCCAATAAGTGCTTTGTTCAGCTTGGCGTTTGGGACGAAGGTAAAGAGTCTGCGGGTCAAGACAGCTCAACCGCCCAAACGTGGGTTAGCATGTCGGGCCTGTATCCTACCTCTATATCTTATAATTTCCCAATAGATGATAACTTTTCTGAAGACATCACTCTCGTTGGTAACAGCAAGGTATGGGGAACCGGTCAAACAACCAGCGCCCTACAGTGTACGCCAAGTTACTTCCCAGACGCCGCTGCTGGCGCTTTTGGGGGCAATGACGATTCCCCGGTTGGTTCCGGTGGGGTCAATCGACGCCAGAACATTCTTTTGGCTACCGGGAACAAAGATCAGACGGACACTGCCATGATGGTCCTGCAAGGCAATAATCCAGACCTAACCGTTCTTCCCGGAGACATTCCCGGAGTCTATGTTCTTAACAATACTGGAGTGAAAGATACAGCCCATCTCCAGTCCATGTCTGTTTCTGTTGACGTTGCCCGCGAAGAGCTATTTGAGCTTGGTAAAAAGGTTTCTTATGCACGCCCAGTGACTTTCCCAATCGAAGTTACTTGTGATATTGAAGTCATTTCTTCCAGCGGCGATCTTGTAAATGCAATTGATTCTTGCGGTCACATGCCACCCGGTGGCGGTGGATGCAGCTCTGGGGAAGCCAACAACTTGGCCAACCGAGCGATCCGAATCGCTTCCTGCGAAGGTACGCGAATCTGGCTTGGCAAGAAAAACAAGCTTGCTTCTGTTACTTATGGTGGGGGCGATGCTGGCGGTGGAAACGCTACCGTAACCTACAGCTACAGCACGTTCAATGATTTCACCCTTATCCACGAAAGAGACGTTTTCGTTAGCGGAGGCTCTCTCTCTGGAGATAAATGGTGGCAACATAGGCACGACTACATGGGCAACGGTGTGTCCTCGTGGCCATATTAATGCTTAATTGCTGACAATAAATAAGGGGGGCAGCCTTAGTGCTGCCTCCCTTTTTGTCATAAGGAAGGGTTTTGCGTGGAAATGCCAGATTATTTAATAAAAATTGCTGTTTGTGGCGCTATTATAACTTTGGGAGCGTCATGGTTAATTTACTTTTCCATTAAAATGCTTTCTAAATATACTGATTTTGGAAAGTTTACAAAACACAACAAGGAAAAAGAGGAAAGAACACATACTTCTGCCGACGATCTTCCTAATTTAAAGAATAGTTCGGTTGAAGTTTTTTATGAAACGCCTAAAATAGAAACTTCATTTGGAGACAACAGGATAGGGGAGGTTCATGAACACCCCAAAAAGAATTGAAAGGATGTCAGGATATCAGCAATCTTTTATTGACATGGAATCCAATCCTCCTCTGGCACCCTCTGGGCCCGATCCCGTTATTCCGGACGAAAACCCCCTCTCGCAGGAAGACACAAAGGAAGTTTTTTTAGAGGAGGACACTTATACCTATGACGGAAAAACAATACATTCATATCATCCTAAAGTATGTGAGACCATTAAAATGAACGATACAAATAGCAACAAGGGATCTTCCACAAAAAGGTCTGTTGGAATTGATATTGGGACTGGCTTTATTGCCTGTGCCGAACAGGAAGGCAGCTCTAAAAAGTTTAGAAAAGTTAGAGACGCTTTTTTTAAGCTCAATCCGTCTAAGTTTTTAGAAGGCTCTACTAATGAATTTGGTGAGAACATGCTAAAGAACGCAGGGGCCCATTATGTCAAAGTGGATGGTGAGCTTTATGTTTTGGGCGACGATGCCTTTAAGTTTGCAAATTTATTCCATCAGGAGTGCTTACGCCCTATGTCCCAAGGGGTTTTAAATCCGAAACAACCTGTTTCCAACATGATGGTCTCTGAGCTAGTCAAAGCCATCGCAGGAAAAGCACAGAGCAAGGATGACGTACTTTACTACTGTGTTCCCGCAGAACCAATCGATGCCGACTTTGATGTAGAATACCACAAGCAAATCTTACATGGCGTCTTTTCGGGCTTAGGATATAAGAATATTAATGTAATGACAGAGGGATTGGCTATTGTGTACTCTGAGCTTGCTGACACTCAGTATACTGGAATTGGAATGAGTTTTGGGGCTGGCATGTGCAATGTTGTCTACTCTTTCATGGGAATACCAGTCTTTGCCTTTAGTTTAAGTAGAGGGGGAGATTGGATTGATTCTCACGCAGCACAGCATACTGATGAAACAAACAATGTTGTGACTGCAATCAAGGAAAAGGCGGACTTTAGCCTTTATGATTCGACAAATGGTATCCAGAAAGCAATTTCTATTTATTATGAGGCCCTTATTTCTTATGTTGTAGAAAAGTTTAAAGAGCTTTATGAGAATACCCCTAAAAAGAAGCTTCCTAATGTAACAATGGAAATGTCAATCGTGGTTGCGGGAGGAACTTCTCTGGTGCTTGGGTTTGTAGAAAGGCTTAGGGAGCTTACGAAAGAAGGTTTCCCGGTCCCTATTTCAGAAATCAAACACGCAGAGGAACCTCTTTTTGCAGTGTCTAACGGTCTTTATGAGGCGGCGCGTTTGGCAGCAGAATAATAACTGAACGGCTAAGGAACTATGGAAGATCACGAAAGGGAAAGGTTAGCCATAAAGTTACTATCAGGAATAACCTTTTTTGCGTTTAAAAAAAAGAGATACAAGATAATTAATCCAACACCAGAACAATTGCTTTTGGCGGAGGAAATATCCTTAGAGGATTCAGTTGGAGTTTCATTTAAACAGCTCTTATCTGAAGAAGAGGCCAAGGAATATTTACACAACAAGGGAATATGGACGTATCAAGATGAAGAAGCAATGAAAGAGGGGGACAAGAATCTAGAAGACCTTAAGGAGGCTCTATTTAAAAGCCTTTATAATAAAAAAGCACAAGACTCAATACGAAAAAAGCTCAAGGGGATTAAGGATTCTATATTGGAGGCATTTAGCAGGAAATATTCTATTACCCCCATGACATTAGAATATCATAGACGAGCGATTAAAAATCAGTTTTTAGCCGCAGTATGTACCTTTGATGAAGACAACAAACGATTATATTCTGAGAAAGATTTTGGCGTGAAGGATTCTACATTAATGGAACAAGCATATGAGGCTAGGGAGAGTGACGTTATTACTCAGGAACAAATGAGGGATATTGCTAGAAATGAACCGTGGAGAAGCTACTGGATGGTTAGCAAGCAAAATCTTTTTGGAAACCCCATGCTTAACCTATTCGGGCCTACGCAGAGCGAGGCCGTTATTATACCCTCCTCTCATTTAAACCAATACCAAAGAGCCATGGTTGCTGTCTGTAAAATGTATGACAATGCTGCTCAGCACCCAGACTGCCCTGACGATGAGGTAATTAATGATCATGACATGTTTGATGGTTGGATGATATTTGAAAACAGAAAGAGGGAGAACGAAAAGAAAAAGAAGCGTATTGATGAGATAGCAGACCAAGAGGGAGACGAGCTGTACGTTCTGGCCGATACTCATTCAGAGGGGCAAGAGATATATTCTGTTAACGATGAGACAGAAAAGGGTATGCTACGGAGCCGATTCCAGCAAATAAAGAGTTCGGAACAGCCTCTAGATGAAACGGACTTGAAAGATGTTAAAATGAAACTTCGCAATCAGATGATGGAACAAGTGAAAGGACAAAGGTAAATACTATGAGCGAGAAGGGGAGACCATCCCGAAATGATCCCAGAAAGGCTAAATTTAAGGACTCTTCTAAGAAAAGGCTGCTTAATAATATAAAAAAGAAATTTGACACTACTACCATAGGGTCTCTTGCTATAATAGAAGAGTTTTTTGGAGAACTATGGGGTCATGGAATCAACTATAATGAATTAACGGAAGAAGAACTAGAATGGAGGGAGGCGTGGGAAGAAGCGAGAACAAAGATTTTAGATTTGGGAAATTCTAATTTGAGGGCATCCCAGAGTGAAATAGCCCAGTATACTATTTCTTGGAATAGATATGTAACTAATTTTATTGTAAACCATGAGGATGATGAGGAGTACGAAAATGGCTGATGAAAATAAAAAGAGTTTTGAAGTAGATGGAAAAATGTATGCGGTTCGGAGACCGAAGGTAGACGAGATTCGAAAGGCAAACGAGATTCGATCTCAGAGCTTTAATGAGGCTCTTCAGCGAGGCGACATGTTGCGAGAACAGCTCGAATCTGAGCTGCGCAAAAGAAAGCTTTGGAGCGATGGCCGAGAAGAGGAGTACCAAGGGCTGAGACAGTCTATTCTTGACGGGGAATATAAGCTGAAAAAGGGTGGCATTAAACTGGCTAACGCAAAGAAGGTTGCGATGGAAATGTCTGATGCCCGGCAGCAGATGATTACGTTGCTTTCCAGTCGCACGGATTTGGACTCTAATACGTGTGAGGGGAAGGCAGATGCCTCTCGTTTCAACTATCTTTTTGCGGTTTGTTTGGTGTATGATGATACGGACGAATCGTATTTTGACAACGGATTGGATGACTATCTGTTAAATCAGGATGACCCGGTCGCCCTTGCTGGAGCATCCCATTTTTACTACCTTCTTTCGGGAAGCGAGAATGTTGATGAAAGGCTTCCAGAGAATCAATTTCTGAAGCGATTTAATTTTGTTAATGACGATTACCGACTTGTTGATGACAACGGAAGGCTAGTTAATCGAGACGGTCGTCATATCGATGAGTTCGGAAGTCTTATTAGGTGGATTAACGATGAAGATTTTGAACATGTTGATACCGAAGGAAGAACAGTCAATGACGCCGGAGACTATGACGTAGAATTTAGTCCATTTTTAGACGACAAGGGAGAACCCATTGAAGAGGCTACCGAAGACGTAGAAGACGAGGCTGAAGAAGAGAAGCCAAAGAAAAAGCCCCGTGCAAAGAAAGCTACCGCAGCTAAAAAGCAGCCTAAAAAGAAGAAGGCCGAGCCAAAGGCAGAAGCCGAAGTCGAAGACGAGGTAGAAGCCGAAGAGGAGGCCGAGACCGGACAAGCACAAGAAGAAACTGAAGATGCTGAGGTCGACGAGGCATCCGAAGAATAAAAACGGATAAGTGGTCATACTTACTAGACACCCCCTGTCTTGCGGTATGGCCATTTTTTTTAAGGTTTATGTAGCATGGCTTTTAACATTAATGCCCACGTAATTCTTCAGGGTCCGAAGAATATTCAGGCAGTTACGAACCAGATCAAAACCCAGCTTGGTGGCATCAATGTTCCCATTAACCTTCAGACTCAAGGAACCAAAGGGGTTTCTAAACTTAATAATCAGCTCTCAAAAATGGGCTCAACGGCAGCGACCGCACAAAAGCATGTGCAGGCAGTAGGAACTACAGCAACAAGAACAGGGGCGGCTCTTCAGAAAACAGGAACTGGGGCAGGGCGACTTAGTAACAATTTAAAGGGAATTAAAGGGAACGCTCAGCAGGCGGCAGGCGCAATGCATATGCTGGGGCGTGAGACAGCCCTAACCTTCAAGAGATTTGCCGCAGCAGCTATTGTTACAGCTACTGTTTTCAGACTTGGAAGTGCCATAACAGAAGCCACAGGAAAGGCTCTTGAGTTTGAAAGATCTCTTATCAAGCTCCAGCAAATTACCGGTAGAACTCAAAAGCAGCTTGGCGGTCTCAAGAAATCTGTTACTGAAGTTTCTGTGGCATTGGGCGTTGACGCCAACGAGCTTGCCAATATAGCAAGGCTGTTTGCTCAAACGGGACAGAGCATACGTGAAGTAGAATCGTCCATGAGGGCCATCGCCCGATCTAGTCTTGCTCCCACCTTCGGTGAGATGGAGAATACTGCGGAAGGTCTTATCGCTTCCCTTGCTCAGTTTAAGATAGCGGCTTCTGAATCGGAAGCAGTGCTTGGATCATTAAATCAAGTGTCCAAGAAATTTGCTGTTGAATCGCAGGATATGGTTGCTGCTATTCGGCGTGCTGGCGGTGTGTTTGCTCTTGCCGCAAAACAGACTCAGGAACCAATTGAAGCACTCCAAGAATTTATTAGTATCTTTACTGCCGTCCGTTCCACTACGAGAGAGTCCGCAGAAACGATTGCTACGGGCTTAAGAACTATCTTTACCAGAATTCAGCGCCGTGGCACTATTGAAATGCTTCGAGAGCTGGGGGTTAATCTTACGGATGCTGATGGTAAGTTTATTGGTCTTTTTAATTCGTTTAAAAAGCTTTCTACAGAGCTTGATAAAATTATTCAAAGGGGAGATGCCGTCACCCTGTCTGCTATTACGGAAGAGTTGGGTGGTATGCGTCAGGTGGGCAAATTAATTCCCGCCATTCGTGAATTTAAAAAAGCAGAAAGGGCTTTGGGTGAAGCTCAAAAGGGAGCAGCCGAGGGCCTTGGTAAAGATGTTGAGCTTGGTCTGAAGCCATTGGCCAAACAGTTCGAGCAGTTGTCTGCTAAGTGGGACAACTTTATTCGTAAGGTTACCGAAGGAAAGACCTTTCAGGCTCTAGCCAAAATGGCTCTCGATACGGCAAATGCTTTCATCGAAATGGGAGATGCAATCAGGCCCCTGTTGCCTCTCCTAGCTACAATGGCAGCCACCAAACTTAGCAAGGGTATGGTTGCGTTCGGAGCAGGATTTATGAGTTCCACCAAGGGAATGGGTGGGGCCGGAGGGTTGGGTGAGCGTGTCGGCGGTGCTGTTGCTGGCCCCAGAGGAGGAAGAGGGGGAGCCGGTGGGGGAGCAGGAGTAAGTGCCGCGCAGCAAAACCTTATTAATAATTTAGCAAATAATACCAGCGCCCTTGGCCCCAACACAAACGCGTTAACGGGTCTTTCTACAGACCTAAAGGGCTTCGGCACCAAAATTGATAATCTGTCGACCTCCTTCAAAACTTCCCTACAGAAGCTTACGGCTTCTATGGAGAGGCTTACGACTTCCATGTCGCGGATTCCTATGATGGGCGGCGGTGGTGGGCGTGCCCCGATGCCGGGACCCAGAGGGAGAGGCTTTTCAGGAGGAGGAGGAGTTCGGCGGGGAGGAAGAACTCGTTTTTCAAGAGGGGGAAGGGTTGGGATGGCCTACGGAATGCAGCCAGCAGGCATGCGTCCCACAACAATGCTGCCGCAGATAATGGGGGGGCCAAAAGGCAGGTTGGCTCCAGTGGGGGATAGTTTCAGAGGAAAGGGGCAATATGGCACCCTTCAGGGAGCAGGCCTTGAGGAGACGGGAGCGGGTTTTGGACCACAAGTCAATGCGCTTATTGATACGCAAGTTCCGAAGAATTATGGGGCCGTTTTCTTGAGGGCATCCAACGAGCCCGCTTCGACAAAGAGCGGAAAAGGACATCACTTTAGACAAATAAAAGAAAACTTGCGAGGTTCCATATCGAGAAATGAAATCATTAACGAAATGGCCATGTTCAAATCATTGCCGGGCAACAAGGGCCCATCTAAAGCGGGGATTGCAGGAGGAGCGAAGCTTGGCTTAGCCACAAAGGGTCAAAAAGGACTAAAGATGAAAGCTGGCCAGCAGTCGGAAGTAGTTAAGATGCTTGGTGCGCAGGGCATCGATAATTTTGATTATATGTTACAAGCCAGAAGCCTTCCTGCTGCAACCTCGGCACAGATGGAAAAGGAGATCACAACAAGTGTCAGCAATGTAGTAGACCAAACCGCGCAGCTTGTTCTGGGTTCTATTCCGAACGCACTCCCTCCGGCGAAAAAACTGTCTACCGACTTGAAGCAAATTAACATTGATCAAATCGTTGGCAATATATTTGAAGGAGCCCTTGCTGAAGCTGGTATGCCTTGGTCGGAGACGGAAAATGACGGCGTTGTGGTTCCTCGTGCTCCAAATGCAACCTTTGATTTTGTAAGCGCAGGCCCCCTTAAGGGCCTTTTTCCAGATCTTAATGAGGGTCCTGTTGACGCAAAAGCATCGTTTAATGCCAACACCCTTGGAAGTTTGACGAGCAAGGTTCATGCCTATGCTGCTCAGACCATTGAAGCTGTATTGATTGCCAATGCGGGTCAATTCAGGGGAGGAGCAGCTAAGGCTCAAGAAGGAAGCTATGCTCCAACTGAGCCCTTCAATGCGGAGGGAAGATTGGAAGCTCTTCTCATGCCGGGCGAAATGGAGGTTCAGGGAGTTAGTCCTAAAACAGGCAAGCAACTAGCCGCTGGCAATTTAAATGCTCTTTTTAATATTGATCCACGTAGAGTTTCTCTTGTTCCCGGATCAGGAAGTAGAGATAGTGTTGAGGCCGACTTAGCTCCCGGATCTTTTATAGTTAAAAAAGATATTGCTCAAGAAGCTCTCGCCCAAGGATATACCCCAGAGGGCAAGTTCTCAAAGAGGATGCCCGCAGCAACTGGCGGTTATGTTGGGAGGAGAGGATTTAAGAGGGGTGGTCGAGTTCCCATGCAGTTCGGTGGCGGACCAGCGGGCGGACCAGTGATGAATACCGGAGCTAACGTAGGTGTTGATCTACTGAATCAAGCTGCTATAGAGGCCTCTGTTAGCGTAAAGAATCTTGGCAATGCCAGTTCTTCTGATTCTGCTGTAATGCAGATGCACAGAAATGTCACATCAAACGATACTGCTGCTACGGCGGCTGACACTAGTGCGACCAATCTCCATGCTACGGCAGTCAAAGTGGATGCGGACATGGTCCAGCAAGCTGCACAAACGCGATCAATGGCAATGATGAACTTTATGGGGGCTGCTACGAGTGCTGTCTTTGCCCTTCAAATGCTGGACTTTAGTAGCTTTGAAGGCTCTTTAATATCTGTGAGCATGCTTGGTTTTGCTGCCATGCAGGCGGCAGAAGCCATAAAGAGCATGACAGCCGCTAAGGCGGGAGAGAAGGCGGTGACAGAAGGGCAAGTAGCGTCTTCTACTCAGGTTACTGCTGCCAACGAACAACAAGCTATTGCTGCCACTGCTGCTGCCGAGAGCAACGCTGAGAATGCTGGGGCAGCGCAAGCCGCCGCTGGGGCCAACGCAGAACAGGCTACTACCGGAAGAGCTAATGCTGTCGTAAACGCAGAACAGGCTGCTACCGGACAAGCTGTTGCAGTTTCCGATATAGCTCAGGCCACCGCCTCAGACGCAGCCGCCTTGTCCAAGGTCAGCGAGATTGCGCAGACAGAGGCTGCCGCTATAGTCAAATTAGAAGAGATCACAGCCTCAAAAGTGGCCACCCAGACCAGAGTAGAGGAGATTGCTACCATCAAGGCAGCGCAGGTTGCCAAAGAGCAGTCTGCTCTGGCAGACCTACAGGGAACCGCTATGGCTGAGAATAAGGCTATGGCTGATACAGAAGCTGCCGTTGCCGCTCGCAATAATACAGCGGCGACAATGATGAACGCACAGTCCCAATATGACGCTTCCTCCGCTAATCACTTGGCGTCTATAATGGCCCATGAAGAGGCGATGGCAAGAACCGACGCAACGGCGGCTGCATATGCGGACTCCATAGCCACCAAGGAGCATGCTGCTTCAGTGCATGCCGATGCCATGGCGGCAACCGATGCCGCTATTGCGAAGGCGCAAGAAGCCTCTTCCACGCGAGGAGTAATAACAGTTCAGGCCCAACAAATTGGGGCTACGGAAACTCATATTGCTTCACAGGTAGCAGATGCTACAGCCACTCAAACGAATATAGCGGCACAGATGGAGAATACTGGGGCTCTCCAAATTAAGACCATGGCTGAAATGGAAGGAGTTGGGGCGTCTGAAGCTGTTGTCGCTTCAAAGGCACATGAGGCTGGTGCGTCTGAAGCTATTATTGCTGCAAATGCGACTCAAGCTTCCACCGCAGAGCTAGCTGCTGCCATGGATGTTGAGAGTGCTACCGCCGCAGAAACAAAAGCCCTTGCAGATCTCCACGCAGCCGAATCCGCAGAGTTTCAGGCGGCGGGGATGGCGCATCAGGCTGCCCAGATGGAGGGAAATGCTGCGGCAACAATGGATAATACTAAAGTGACTATGTTGGAATCACAGGCCAAGGCGCAGGAAATAACGGCTCAGCGAGCCAAGATGGCAGCAGACATAGAAGCCCTTAGCGCTACAGAAATGCGTCTTGCGGCAGATGTAGAGGCAGCCGCTGTCACACACTCTCGTGCTGCCGGGGAAGTGAAGGCGGCTACATTAGCCGAGGGTGCGACTAAAGCAGACCTTGACAAGCTTGTTGCTGCTGAAGCGGCAGCCTCTGCGGATCTGGAAAAGGTTGTTGCCGCGCATGATTCTGCTGCCAGTGATGTTGTTGCTGCTCGCGCAGCCGCTGCGGATGCAAGTGCCCACATGTCGGATACCGTTGCAACTGACGCTGATGCTGCTGCACATGCTAAAGACGCGGCAGTTACCGGAGCCGCTGCCGGTGCGAAAGGATTCGGGGG